TAAATTTCAATCTACTGAAGTAATTATTGAACGTGGTCATGGTACTGGTTTTTGTATGGGCAACGTTGATAAGTATTCAAACCGATATGGTAAAAAGGGCTCTCGTGAAGATGCTCGAAAAGATCTGATGAAGGTTCTTCATTACGCTCTTATTCAATTATACATCCATGATACTGAAACTGCAAAAGAGCAAACATTGGATATTCCTGATGATTTAACAATTAATTTGACAAATAGTGATAGTATTTCACTTTCAGGTATGTACAATGTAGATAATATGGGTTATAATAATATAGATAGCGTTACTGTAGATCTTGATAGTGTGACTACATTGACTTATGGAAACTCAATTGATGATGCTACTCCAGAAGAGTGGGATCGTGTATCTAAAAAATATATGGGAAATAAAAAATGAAACTAAGTGATGAAACCCTTTCAACATTAAAAAACTTTGCTGGTATCAATTCAAATGTTGTGTTGAATCCAGGCAGTGTTGTAAAAACAATGTCTGAATCAAAAACTATTATGTCATCAGCTACTATTACTGAAGATATTCCAGCTCAAATTGGTATTTACGATTTGAATGAATTCCTCGGTGTTGTTAATATGTTTGACGATCCAGATCTTATGTTTGATAATGAATTCAAATCCGTTCGTGTAACCGAAGGCAAACGTGCTGTTAAGTACTTCTTTTCTGAACCTTCTATTTTGACTACACCAAGTAAAGATGTTCAAATGCCTCCGTGTGATGTGACATTTACTCTTACTGCTGAAGATATGTCAAATTTGCGTAAAGCTGCTAGTGCACTCGGAGTTACAGATTGCGTTATTAAGTGTGAACCTGGTTCTACACCGCAACTTATCGTGACTGATACTAAGGACTCTACATCTAACTCTTACGAGATTGATCTAGATGAATCCGTTGGTGCTGGATCAACATGTAATTTTGTTTTCAACATTGGTAATTTCAAGTTTGTCAATGACGATTATGACGTATCAATTTCCAGCAAATTAATTTCTAACTTTAAAGCAAAGAATACTCAGATTGAATATTGGGTAGCTCTTGAAAAGAACTCAACCTTTGGAGGCTAATATGAGTGAACAACCAGAAGTAGGTCTATCTGTAGAAGATCTAATGAATGCACTGCGAGTAATTAATACCGCAACTGAACGTGGAGCCTTTAAGGCAAACGAACTATCTACTGTAGGACAAGTTTATGACAAATTCTCAACTTTTGTACGAGCAGCTCAAGAAGAAGCAAAATCACAACAACCTCAAGATGGAGAATCTGCTGAAGATGGTAGTGAATAATCCAAAACAACGCGAAACTATTGTAAACGCTTTGAAGGAATGGTCTAATTCTGCAGTTCGTGTAGAAGCAGAAAAAGATCTTCAAAAAAACATTATTGAAGATTTATCTGATAAAGTTGATATTGAAAAGAAGTATTTGAATAAACTAGCAACAATGTTTCATAAACAAAACTTTGCACAGTTTCAGCAAGAACGTGAGGAAATTGAAGAATTGTATGAATCTATCACTTCATAGTGTACAAATTAGTCTAATTGTTATATAATAAATTTATTAAATTATGGAGTAAGTGAATGTCTGATTTTCTATGGGTTGAAAAATACCGTCCTCGTACTGTTGAACAAGCCATCCTTCCTTTGTTCCTCAAGGAAACATTTCGGCAAATTATTTCTACTGGTGAATTGCCTAATATGCTTTTTACTGGTACTGCCGGTGTAGGTAAGACCACCATTGCTCGAGCTTTATGTAATGAGCTCGACTTAGATTATATTATAATTAATGGATCGGAAGAGGGAAACATTGATACCTTGCGTAATAAGGTGAAACAGTTTGCCTCTACTGTTTCACTTCATGGTGGATATAAAGTAGTCATCCTTGATGAAGCTGATTATCTTAATCCACAATCAACTCAGCCAGCCCTTCGTGGTTTTATTGAAGAGTTTGCGAATAATTGTCGGTTCATCTTGACATGTAACTTTAAAAATCGTATTATTGAGCCTCTGCATTCTCGTTGCTCAGTATATGAATTTGCTATTCCAAATTATCAGAAGCCCGAATTGGCTGGCCAATTTTTTAAACGCGCAAGTGAGATTCTACAAAAAGAAAACGTAGAATTTGTGCCAGATGCAGTTGCTCAATTAATTACCAAACACTTTCCAGATTGGCGCCGCGTTATAAATGAAATGCAAAGGTATTCTGTTTCAGGTAAAATTGATGCTGGAATGCTTGTTGATTTGAATGATACCAATATCAAATCTCTTATGTCAGCTCTAAAGGCTAAAGACTTTAAAACTATGCGCCAATGGGTTGTTAGTAATATTGATACCGAACCTCAAGCAATCTTTCGTAAGCTATACGATTCTATGAATGAATATATAGTACCACAGTCAATTCCTCAACTTGTTTTGATCTTGGCTGACTATCAATATAAAAATGCTTTTGTTGCAGACCACGAATTGAATGTTGTTGCATGTATGACAGAAGTAATGGCAAATGTGGAGTTTAAATAATGCTAATAATGTATTCAAAAAATAATTGTCCCTACTGTGTTAAACTAAAAAATCAACTTAATATTTGGGGAATTGCGTTTGAAGAAGTAAATATTGAACAAGATAAAGACGCAAAATCTTTTGTAGTTGAACAAGGACATCGAACCGTACCCGTTCTTTATAATGAATTAGAACATATCAATCATAATAATATTACAAAAGAACAACTAACTAATCTCTGAACTAAGGTGCTTATATTATGAATTTTTTTGACTACCTTAACTCTATTAACTATTCTAAAAAAGACATCATGGTTGATGATATTGCCGAGGATGAATATAATCCTTTTATGGTTAACCGTGGTCTTTCTTATTTTCAAGATACTATTCTTTATGCAAATGAAATGAATAAGTATCACCACCTTGACTCTCGTCTTCAATTTGATTTTCTTATAAATATCATTAGAAAGCGCAAACGTTTCAGTAAATGGGCAAAAAATACTGATCCAGATGCTTTAAGTGTAGTGAAAGAATATTATGGCTATAGTAATGAAAAAGCCCGCCAAGTTCTTTCTCTACTTTCTAATGAACAAATAATTGAATTGAAAAAGAGGATGTTCAAAGGTGGAAAATAATAACCAAGAAATTCATGACTGGTCTCCAGCCGCTATGCTGGAAATCACATTGAACGAGCCTGATGACTTTTTGAAAGTAAGAGAAACATTAACTCGTATTGGTGTGGCTTCTCGTAAAGATCGTAAGCTATATCAGTCATGTCACATTTTGCACAAGCAGGGTAGATACTTTATTGTGCATTTTAAAGAGCTATTCTTGCTCGACTCTAAACCTTCTAATTTGACTGAAAATGATATTCAGCGTCGTAATACTATTGCGACTCTTTTGTCAGACTGGGGTTTGATTTCTGTTGTAAATTCAGAGGAAGCATCTAATGTTGCTCCTTTGCGACAGATTAAAGTAATTTCTCATAAAGAGAAAAATCAATGGGAATTATGTCCAAAATATAATATTGGAAATAATTAAAAAAACTGTTTACAATTGGCCAGCTTTGTTGTATAATATACTTAGAAATTGGAGAAATGTTATGAAAAAGACTATCTTAGGACTTACCGCGGCACTTACTCTAGTTGCTTCGAATGCTGTAGCAGCTGGCCAAACTGTATATGGTACAATTACAAATGTATCTCAAAACTGGACATATGAAACTCGTCGAGTTCCATATGAAGATTGTACAACGGTTCGTGTTCCAGTAACCGGTAATTACGGCGGTGGATCAGCTGGTGGTGATGCTCTTGCAGGTATGATTATTGGTGGATTACTGGGTAAAGGCGTTACTGGAAACGATCGTGGAGCCGCTGCAGGAGCTATACTCGGTGGTGTTATTGGAGCTGATAATCATCGTCCAGTAAATCGTGGCCGTGAGTATCGTGAAGAATATCGTTGTGTAACTAATTACGATTATGTTCGCGAATCAGTTCAAGCTGGATACATTGTAGATTATATGTATGAAGGTTATCTCTATCAACTTAAAACTTTCAAACAATATAACATTGGAGATAAAATTCGACTAAATGTTCGAGTAAGTCCTATAAATTAAGAAAGCTATATAATGAAAGAGCATAAAGTAAATTCTTTAAATAATTTTATTTCTGGATATTATTGGAAAGATATATCTGCATTAGATCAAATTTCTAATTATTTTAAATCTAATACTAAAATAGCAAATAGAGGCAGCTTAATAAAAAACGGAGTTTCCACAGTCGTAACTGATAAGAAAGATAGTTATGATATGCAATTGCCACCGCCGCATGAATATGAATTTTCTAAAATATATTTTGAAAATTTGCAAGAAACTTTAAATTTATATTTAAATAAGTATCAAGCAGCTAACGATTGTTCTGCTTTTAATGCAAATATTCCTAATATACAATTTTATAAGCCCGGTGGGCATTTTAATAAATGGCATTGCGAAAGAAGTTCTGGTAATCCTAACATTGTTTTTAGGCATTTAGTCTTTATGACATATCTTAACGATGTAGAAGATTGTGGAGAAACTGAATTTTTTTATCAAAAAATTAAAGTTAAACCAGAAAAAGGTTTAACTTTAATTTGGCCGACAGATTGGACCCATACACACCGTGGAGTTCCATCCCTAACTGAAGAAAAAATGATTGTCACAGGCTGGTTTTCATTTTTACCGTTATAAATAAAAACGAGATGCGGATAGTCCGGTCTCATACTGTTCTTGCTTGAAAAAGGAGAAAAACAATGACAGGCGTTAAACAACTATTTCCACGTTCATCTTTCGTGGGTTTCGATCATCTTTTAAACGAACTCGATCAAGTGGCAACTCATGCCAACGATCATTATCCCCCTCATAACATTATTAGGACTGGTGAAAATGATTACCTCATTGAACTTGCGGTAGCAGGTTTCTCTCGAGATGAGTTATCAATTGAAGTAAAAGATCGAACTCTCGCAGTAACTGGAAATCATATTTCTAAAGGTAGAGAATTTATCCATCGTGGCATTTCGACAAAGAAATTTAAGCGAACCTTTAGGCTGTCTGAGCACGTACAAGTGCACGGAGCAGATCTAGTGGATGGTATCCTTGCGGTAGAGCTGAAGGTAATTGTCCCAGAAGAAATGCGTCCTCGTAAAATTTCAATTGGAAAAAACGAGGGTCAAAATGACACAACACATACTAACAGTCCACAACTACTCAACGAGAGCAGTTGAATTAATCATTGATGCGCTGAAAAGCATTTACAATAATCGAATTGAGCGTAAAGCAATTCGTGAAACTGAAAAAGCTTTAAACGCACTATCTAATAAAGACTTAGCTGATATTGGTTTATGCCGCGGCGATATCTATGATGTTGCTAGATATAAATCATCTATTGCCCACGTCAAAGCAAACAAAAATTTGCAGGGATGGGTATAATGACTGAAGCAGTAATGAAATATGCATTTGCACCAGTTAGTGGACTCTTTAGTGGGTTTAATAACTTCTTTCTTTCATTGGGAAGAGCAAGAGCTGCAGCTGAGCTTTCACGGATGGGTTATCACGCAGAAGCTAAATATCTAATGACTACTGATGTAGAAGATTTATAGCTCAAAAGTAAGGGTCACTACTCAATAAGTGCGCGGGAGGCCACGGTTAGCCTCCTATTTATTTTACAAGGATAGTAGAATGCTTAAGAATATTACTAATAAAATACCCGACTTTTGTATGAGTCACTGGTTGCTAAGAATTCCACTTGCAATCGTATTCCTTCAACAAGGATTTGCTAAATGGCCAATTGATGCCGAAACAGCAGCATCATGGGAACTACCTCTTTTAGTTTGGGCATTCGTCGTTCTAGGTGAAATTGGAGCAGGCATTGGACTATTAGTCGGTGGTGCTCTTTATAAGTATCTAAAAGAGTTTGGCGATCTATTAACACGCTTTTCTGGTATTACTATTTGTAGTATTATGACTGGTGTTATTTGGATGGCGCAACCAGAAAGTTTTACTGAAGTATTATTGCATGACAATTTCCATGTCCTATTATGGGTAGGTGGAATGTTCTTTGCGTTGAGAGGAAATAGAACATGACTAAAAACTTAGTAGCATTTATTGCTTTTTTTATCGTAGCAAGTTCCGCAGCACATGCTGATAAAGCATTTCGTAAATGCGCATCTTGCCATAGTATCGAAGAAGGCGGAAAAAACGGTGCTGGACCAAACCTCTGGAACGTTATGAATCGAGGTGTAGCTACAAACGAAGACTACCGTTATAGTAAAAAACTATTAGCTTGGGCAGAAGAAAATCCTCAATGGA